TTGAGAGTGGTAACAGGAACAGGTGCTGGAACAGGCGGAGCAGATAGTTTTGCAACTGTATTTAATAATTCTAAAAATACTGCTTCCGGAGCTTTTACTTTTGACGATGTAAGTGGTGCCACAACAGACACCTCTGGTATGTCTTTGGGAGCCACTAGTATTGGTGCTCCTGCAATGCCTACTCATACTCATACAGATTATAATCAACCACAATTAGTAGGACAAAGAAACTTTTTTGATGTATCACGTGGTGGTAATGTTCAGTCTAGTAGCACTGGTGGAGGTGGTTCTCATAGTCACCCAGTTACAGGTGGAACTCTTGGTGGAAGTGCAAGTGCTACCACTGCTTTAGCAGTGTCCAATATGGATTTAAAATTTGCAAATGTAATTGCATGTTCCAAAGACTAGTGATAATTTTAAAGTAATAAATGCCAATATTCGATCCAGACGGAAAGTGCCCTCTTTTAAATAAAAAATGCATAAAACATCAGTGTATCTGGTATAATATGTTACAGGGAAAAAATCCTCAGACAGGTCAAAACGTACAAGAATGGGGATGTTCAATAGCGTGGCTCCCGTTACTTTTAGTTGAAAATTCAGGAAAACAAGTACAAACAAACGCTTCTATAGAGTCTTTTCGTAATGAAATGGTTAAGGCAAATATGGTTACCTTAGCTTTAGTGGAAACACAAAAAAAGAAAGAAGAAGGTAACAAAGAAAATGGTAGTATTTGGGGCAATATTTCTGCCAGTCAAGATGCTCTTGCAAATGGAGAGGATGTTACTGAAGATATTGCATTGCTATCTAATAAAAAAAATGATACAAAAAGAAAGGTAAAAAGGACTAAAAAAAATGCCAATAACAATAAACAACGTAACAATAAATAATCGACTTACTATTATTAACGATGCTGATGTAAATAGAGAAAACCCTAATAATGGGCCTAAAGAATATTCAGGCGATACCGAAGTAGATGTATTAATTGATGGTACTGCTTATTTAAATATAAACGGTGCTGATATTGTTCCAGATAATGTTCACGCTTTACAATATAAACCAGCAACAAATTCTGGTTGGATAGAGTTTGACGGAACAGGGCCTAATCAAGATATTGGCCCATCTGATATACCTGCTTGGGCAAACACTATGGTCACAAGATGGAATGGTGCAAAGGCATATGAAGAAACCTACAATTCAACTTATCAAACAGAGTTTGATAATGCTGTAGCAAATCTTGATTCAAGTTCTGAAACATATGGATCAGACTTAGCCAATGCTCAAGCTTCTGCTCAAACCACTGCCGTATCAGCTGCTACCACTGCAAAAAATAACATCTTAAGTGCTTAATCTTAAAAGTTCGGTATTAGATTACTCCATCACAATTAAAAAGGTGATGAAGGAACCTTTGATTAAATTAATTAACGAAGAGATTTACTCTAATGTTGATGCTTTTGAAAATGGTGCTGTTTCTAATGGTGAGAATCAAAATATTAGATCGGTGAAAGTAAACGGACTTTTCGAAGATGACATAGGTTCTTCTGTGTCTAGAAGATTTATATTCAATGATTTAAAAAAATTTACTTCATCTTTAGAAGACTCATATAGGGAAAGTGTATGTAGTTTTTATCATTCAAGAGATAATTACTTTCAATTTTTGTATTATGATTCAAAAATGAGAGGTCATTATGATTATCATACTGATTATGTGAAAAAACATCCTAGAATTTTAACTATTATAGTCGGATTAAATTCTGTTGACGAATATGAAGGGGGAGAACTTTTCGTTCAAAATCATATGAAGGGTGTTAAATTAGACAAAGGAGATGCAATAATGTTTCCCTCAAATTTTATGTATCCTCATAAGGTTGCTCCTGTTACAGAGGGAGAAAGAAAAGTTTTAATAATATGGACCCAGTAGCTTTTTTTAAACAAAACAAATATGTATATGTACCACAAATGATAAGTGGGGAGCTTACTAATTTTATATATAATTATTTAATTTTAAAATCTTGTACTAATGTTGATTTTAGTCAAGATACTAAAAAACCAAGAATGGATTATCTAAGATACTGTTATGCAGACTTAAGCACTGAGACTTTATCAAGTGTACTGTGTGAAAAATTAAGTTTTATAACTCAAAAAAAACTATGTCCTACCTACACTTACACAAGAGTTTATAGCAGAGGTGATGAATTACCTCCGCATACTGATAGACCTTCTTGTCAATACTCAGTAACTATTAATTTTGGTGGAGATCCTTGGGCAATTAGTTTTGGTCAGTTTAACAAAGATAGAAATCTTAACGATGGATATAGTTTACTTACTTCAGTTACTTTAAAACCAGGAGATGGTGTAGTTTATATGGGCGAGGAGTTAATACATTGGAGAAACAAATTTAATGGAGATCATTGTGCACAAGCTTTTCTTCACTATATTGATGAGGATGGTCCTTATCATCCAGAGTGGGCGTTTGATAAAAGACCTAACATTGGTTATAGGTAATAATGATTGATTATTGTGATGATATTTTTGATAAAAAATATTTAGATGAAATAGCAAGTGAGTTAATTAAAGCTCCCTGGTATGCACAAAATGTTGCTAATAGAAATTCTTGGCCTTATCAAGAAAGAGGCTCACACAGATTATTAGGTGATTATTTTTTTCATAGACTTAGTGAAGACGATATAAGATACAATTCAAATAGAAATCTATCTAATAATTTTATAAATGCTTTTAAGGCTATTAATCAAAGATTAAATAAAGATTTACGATTAATGGAATGTGATACGAATCTACAATTTAAAGGTATGGATGGTAGTTTTCACACAGATGGAAGAGATGATCAAATAGCTTATATATTAATGTTAAGTAATGAGATTGTTGAAGATATTGGTGGTGAATTTATAAATGAAACTATGAATTTTACTGTCCCTTATAAATATGGTAGGGTTATAGCAATAACAGCTAGTGATAAACACAGAGCTAATGCTTTTACTCAACCACATATCGCTAGAATATCAGTAAAATGGTTAGGAGAATTAAATGCTTAATAAAGAAGAATTAAAAAACAAAAACTTTAGAATTTTTTTAGGAATGCCTATGTACGGAGGTATGCTTACAGAAAACACAATGCATGGCTTACTACAATTACAACAATGGACAATGGCTAATAATGTAGGAATGCGTATACAAACAATGGGTAATGAGAGTTTGATCACCCGAGCAAGAAATACAGTTGTTTCCATGATGATGGACCATAAAGATTTTGTTGCTACTCACTTATTGTTTATTGATTCTGACATAGGGTTTCAGGCTCAAAATATTGAAAGATTGCTTTCTTTTGATAAAGATGTTGTGTGTGGTATTTATCCTCGTAAACATATTTATTTTGATAAAATAAAACAATCTTTACAAGAAAATCCTAATGCTGATGCTGAAGAACTTGAAGTAAAGTCTTTAGGCTATAATCTTAATTTTGATGATCCATTAAATGTTAAAATGGAGCATGGTTTTTGCAAGGTGCAAGAAGCAGCTACAGGTATGATGCTTGTAAAGAGAGAAGTTTTTACAACCATGATGAAAAAATTTCCAGAACGTAAATATGATTCAGATCAAATTGTAAATGGTGAGTCTTATAGCTCTGACAATTGTTATGATTTATTCTGTGCAGGTGTATATGAAACAGCAGGTAAAAAAAGATATCTATCAGAGGATTATTATTTTTCAAGATTATGGCAAGAATGTGGAGGAGATATATGGGCTGATATAGCTATGCCTCTAACACATTTTGGTAATAGGGCATTTAAAGGACATGTAGGCTCATTATTTAAACAAAAAACGGATAATGATTGAACAAGTAGTTTACAAAGAATCAGTTTTTTATAATGATTATAAAGGTGATGCTAACGTCATACAATCACACATAGATCATATTTTAACTTTTGATAAGGGTAGAAAAATTAGTAATGCAGGAGGATATCAAAGCAATTTTATTACTTTTGGTTTTAATGATTTATTACAATTTGCATTAGATAGTTTTGCAACCATTGGTAAAAAGGCACAATTGAACACCTTTTGGTTAAATATAAATTCAGGTAATGATTTTAATTACGTACATGTTCATTCTTTTGAAGAGTGGTCAGTAGTTTATTATCACAAAGTTTGTTGTGAAAAAGCAACTACAAATTTTCATCATTTAGTTCCTGCGTTAATACCTGATAAATTTAATTTCGTACCAGTAGAAAGACGTATGATTTTTTTTAAAGGAGAGCTGCCTCATTCTGTTAGCCCTTGTGGAGAGGCAAACCATCAAAGGATTACACTAGCTTTTAATTTTCGTATTCTACAAGAGTAATGTTAATAAATTATGCTTATACCTCACAGGTATTACCTAAAGCAATACTATTAGAACCAGTCAGGTATTTAAATTACTATGAGATAGGAAAACCTTATATTAACTGCCCTGCTATAACAGACTTTTATAAAAATGTTTTTGTTATACCAATGCCTCTTGATTTTTACTGTAAAATTGCACTTGATCAAGAGCAAGTAATTTTTAAGGAATCAAACTTACAAATAGAAGTTGCTAGAGCCTTTTGTCAGATACAAGGTAGTTCTGATTTATCTTACGATATGCAGTTCTCTCCATTAGAAATTACATATTGGTCTGATGAAGATTGTGTCACTGAAGCTTGGGGACCACCGATGAATAACCTCTTAAATATTGGTGGATGTTATAATATTAAAAATTGGATTAGACCTAATCACTCAGCATATTTAATACCAAAAAAAGCTACTGAGTTAGTTTTAGATTTTAAAAAAGGTAATCCATGGCTATTTATAAAGTTTAATTCGGAAAAGAAAATAGACCTTAAATACAATTATGATTTAGCTATCTTGGAAGAAGCAAAAAAAATGGCTCGTTCTAGTAGTCTAATATCTGGTGTTAAAAAATACTTTAAAAAATTTAATAAAATCAGACCTAGAAAACTTACAAAATAATAGTATATTGACAAAATGCCCTTAGTTAATTTTAGACCAGCTCCAGGTATTAATAAAGAAGTCACTGATTACACAGGCCAAGGCAAGTGGACAGACGGTGATAACGTACGTTTTTTTCAGGGATTACCCCAAAAAATACAAGGATGGGAGAAGTTTATTGCTACAACTCTAGTAGGAGTGGCTAGAGATCAACATGCTTGGGTAGCCTTAGATGGCACAAGATACAATGCTGTAGGCACAGATAGAAAATTATACGTAATACAAGAGGGATTAGCTTATGACATTACTCCCATTAGACGAGGACCAACTGCATTAACTAATCCTTTTACAACAAACGCAACAACCTCTGTGGTAGTCACAGATACCGGTCATGGTTGCGTGCAAGGGAGCTTTGTAACCTTTGATTCATTTTCAGCGATAGATGGACTAGATATGAATAAAGAGTTTGAAGTAACTTCTGTAGTTAATTCCGCTGCATATGTAGTTACTCATACAAGCACCGCATCTGGTTCTACAGCAGCTGGAGGAGGAACAGGTAATGCTACCTATCAGATAAACTTAGGTCCAGAATTTTCTGTTCCTGCTTTTGGTTGGGGAACAGCCACTTGGAACACTGCTACATGGGGTACACCTAGATCAAGCTCTAATGTAACACTTGAAGCGAGACAATGGTCATTAGATAATTTTGGTGAAGACTTAATAGCCACTGTTTTAAACGGTGGTACTTTTCAATGGGATACTTCAGCAGGTGTTTCTACAAGAGCTGCTGCTGTTACTAGTGCTCCAACGGCTTCAAGATTAAGTTTAGTGTCAACACCTGACAGACATTTAATGATTATGGGAACAGAAAGCACGATTGGCGATACAGCTACTCAAGATGATTTACTTATTCGATTTTCTGATCAAGAAAATATTACCTCATATCAACCAACAGCAGAGAATACTGCTGGTTCACTACGTATTGCTGACGGATCACGGATCATGGCAGCGGAACGTTCTAGAGGTCAAATATTAGTATGGACAGATACCTCACTACACTCACTACAGTTTATTGGTCCACCTTTTACTTTTGGTCTTAGACAATTAGGTCAGAACTGCGGAATTATTGGAAGTCATGCGGGTGTTGATTTAAATGGTACTGCTTATTGGATGTCGCAAGATTCTTTCTACCTGTTTGATGGTGCGGTGAAAAAATTACCTTGCACAGTAGAACAATTTGTTTTTAATAATATTAATCAAACAGCTGCAGAAAATGCTTTTGCCGGGCATAATGGTGAATTTAATGAAATACTATGGTTTTATCCTAGAACGGGATCTGATCAAATAAATGCAATTGTAGCTTACAATTACTTAGAGCAAACTTGGTGGACTGGAACTCTTGCCCGCACATCATGGATTGATCGTGAAGTATATGACAATCCAGTGGGAACTGAATATCTTGCTAACACAGTTGCAAATAATGAAACAATATTAGGATTGACTGATGGTGCAACTCAAATTTATTTACATGAGACAGGTAATGACGCAGATGGTCAAGCTATGACTGCTTTTGTTAAATCAGGCTCGGTTGAAATTGGTGAGGGAAATGATATACAGATAGTACAGAAATTAATACCTGATGTTCAGAATCAATCAGGTGTTTTAAACATGGATTTAGAATTTAAATATTACCCTAACAATACTCAAAGTGTTACCAAAACTACAACATTTAGTGATACAACAGAATTTGTAAGTCTACGAGGAAGAGGAAGGGAATTTACTGTCAATGTTGTTTCAAATACAGCAGGAACTTCTTGGAGATTAGGAACTCAACGTTTTGATATACAGCCTGACGGAAGGAGATAAAATGTTTTTATTATGGCACACACTTTTAATAATTGGTTTTTTAGGAGTAGCTTTCACTCTTGGATTTTTAATGGGGAAAAAATTTAAAAAATTGACATTATAAAATTTTATGAAGAAAGGAGATAGATTTGCTTAACCCCATCGTACAAGAAAGCTTTTATAGTGCAAAAATAGAAGAAAATGTTTGTAAAAAAGCATTAGATTTTATTACACCTCATCAACAAAAGTTTGAAGAACAAACTTGGAATTGTAAAATTAGAACATCAAATACATTAACGCATAATATTCTTAATTTACCAGATCTACATGAATTAAAAATGCATGCCTTAAGTCATGTTTCTAATTACATGTATCAGACAAAATTATTTTTAGATGGATATATTAGAGAGTCTTGGATTAATATATATGAAAAAGATTTTTACCAAGAATTTCATACTCACACAGGTCCTATACATAGATATATATCGGCAGTTATTTATTTAACAGATGAAAACTCTGAGATTGAATTTAATATAGAAAAAAGAACTAAAATAAAGCCTGAATTTTCTCAAATCTTTATATTTCCAGAGCATTTACCACATAGAGTTATACAAAATAAAAACGATAAATTAAGAATAAGCTTGGCTTTTAATTTTGTTTGTTGCGAAGTTTGGGATATAATTAATCTATAATGGCTAAATTAACATTACAGAGATTTCCTGACGCTCCCGATCAATATGAAAGACAACAATTTTCGGAATTAGTAAGACAATTGGAAGAAATGATTCAACAATTAAACTCACAATACACAGAAGACACAAAAGAAGAGGCAACAAGAAGAGCTGTCTTTTTTGCTATAGGAGGAGTAAGTGAATAATGTCTGATCGATTTAGAACCTTTACAGCCAATCCTGCGAACACAGGAGCGAATACTTTATTTACTGTTCCTGTAGCTAATGTAGCTGCAACACCTCCCACTCCAGTGACCACTTTTATTGCAAAAACAATTGTTCTACATAATGATTCAGGATCTGGAACTCTAGATGCCGTGCTAACTTACAATGATGGAAGCACTGATTTTGAAATAAATAATGTTGCGGTGGCTCATCAAGCTACAAAAATCATCAATGGTACATTTGTTTTTGAGGAAGGGGATAGCCTAAAAGTCACTTCAAGTTCTGCTAACGATTTGGTTATTAAAGTATCCGTGTTAGAGATCAAAGCACAACAATAGTTTGAAAACAATAAAATTTTCTTCACCCTTAAAAGGTTATGTTGCAGAACCAAAACCTTCTTTACAATTTATTCCTGAAACATTTAAAAAAATGCCAGGATTATTAAAAAACAAAGAAGTATATTCAACTGTTAAAAAATGTATTCCTTTTTTAGATGCTTTTACAACTGGCTACATAATTCCTTTTCAGACAGACATTGATTATATATATGATAAAAAAATTGATGAATGTAGATTTGATTTAAATTTAGCCATACCTAATGAATTTCTTGAATATCTTAAGGTTGAAGAACATCATTCTTTACAAATTTCAAAAGAGCTTAGAAACCCAAGAGCAACAATAGACATAGTTTTAAAATTTTCTAATTCTTGGACAATAAAAACTCCTCCAGGCTATAGTTGTATATTCGTTACGCCTTTTAATCATCCGTTGCCTTTTGAACTTGTAACTGGTGTGGTGGATACTGATTTATATGAATTACCTATAAATTTTCCTTTTTATTGGACAGCAGATCCTAAAAAAGACCATGTGCTTAAACAAGGAACTCCTATGGCAATGGTCATTCCTTTTAAGAGAGAGGATTGGAAAATAGAACTTAGTAATGTGTCTGATAATGAAAAAAATAAATTAAATCTAAAAAGACTAGGATATTTTAGTAAAGTTTTTGACAATTATAAAAGTAAGTTTTGGACAAAAAAGTCATACAAATAACTATTGATTTCAAGATTTTAACCTATAAAAATATATTATGGCAAAGATTATAGATGAACCAATTATCTTACGCTATGAGTATGACGCAGAGGGAAATCAAATCCCTGTCTATAGTTGTAAGGTAGAAACCACTATTACTAATACAAGAACAGGTGTCGAATATGAATCTGAGGATCACGCAAACAATGACGTTGCCGATCCTAGCACCGACACCACTGATAGTGAAATTAGACGAGACGTAAATGTTATTGCACCAAAATTATTTACAGGTGCCGTAATAAAAGAATAAAATAAAAAAGGAGAGAGAATGTCAAAACCATGGTTTGAAATACCAGGATACTTTAATTATATGGAAACATATGAGATGATTGCTCATAAATTACCCGAAGGAAGTAAATTTATAGAACTAGGATGTTTGCTTGGAAAAAGCACCAACTTTCTTGCATCACGGCTCAAGGAACATAATAAAAAATTTGAATTTCATGTTGTAGATACTTTTGAAGGCACGGCAGGTGAACATGATCATATGAGATCTTTTTATGATGAGTTTATGGAAAATTGTGGACATCTTGTTGAAGAAGGATGGATTACAAAAGTACATCAAATGAGAACTGATGAGGCTGTTAAATTATTTGATGACAAGTATTTTGATGGTGTCATGGTTGATGCTGATCATAAATATGAAGCAGTAACAGAAGATGTTATAAATTGGTTGCCTAAAATTAAAGATGATGGAACAATGTTTGGTGATGATTATTATATGCAATCTGTAGAAATGGGATGTAAAAAGGGTTTAACTGATTACTATAAAAAAGCAGTGCATTTAGCTGTTATGATGGGCAAAGAGTCTACGTGGTATCACGATAAATCAAATGATCCTGAAAGATGGCTTAAGAAGATCCCTTAGACTTACTTTTTTTTAAAAACTCTACATCTTCTACCCAGTTGCCTGGTATAACTGTAATACGAGATCCAAATTCTCCACATTCATCGGCAACTAATACTATCTTTTGATCATCTTGATGAAATAAATAACCTACTGAAGTACATTCTGCTAGCTTTGCTTTACGAAAAATGTCTGCCCATTCATGCCATCCTGTCTCAAGAGCATCATGAGCATCAAGCCATTTAACCAATACTAAGGGGCAATCGGTTAATTTAAAGTCTTGGAAGTTACGAATTACTTTCATTATTTTTCTTTGTAATATACCTTAATTTTAGGTATAAATATATAATTAAGGGATCTTAAATGACTGAAAAAATACAAGCACAAAAATTAGCAAAATTAGGTAGATATGAAGATAGCTTCTTGGCTCACGTGGCAGAAGACGAAATGGTCATTCCCTCTGATTTACTCAAATTAAACCCTGATTTAAAAGATGCTATATATAAAGAATTTAGAAAAATAGGACTTGAACCTTCTCGTTTCAGAGTTGGGAGTAAAGCAAACTCTATTAATCCAAAAACTGGTCTTCCAGAGTTTTTTATTAAAGGTATTAGAAAAATTATTAAAGATATCTTACCTGGTGATTCAGAAAAGTATCTTGGTGAAGCAGTTGGTATTTTAACAGGAAATCCCTTACTTGCTGCAGGAGCTACTTTTTTTGAACCTGAAGCTCAAAAGTATGGGGTAAAAGATTATATAGGTGCAGGAGCTAGTGGATATTTTTCTCCTGGTATTGGATCTCTTGGTCAGGTTGCAAAATTTGGTGCAGGAACACCATTAAGTTTTTTAACAGGAGCTGGTAAAACAGCAGCTACCGATTTTTCTTCTTTTCTTTTTGGAGATACTATCGCATCAGGCGGTGCACCCGGTAGAACAACAGCAACACAAGGTGTATTAGGTTCTGGTGGTCAAATGTCTTTTAAAGGTGGATCAGTAGGTGAGGCTGTAACTAAAGTCACAGATAAACTTGGTTTAACTGGAGCTGTTGAAAGTCAAGTAAAAGGTGAAGTTGGTAAAAATATGAAAAAAGGTTTAACTTTTGAAAAAGCATTACAACTAGCATTAGTAACAAAACTTGGTGGTGATTACTTAAAAAGTGAAATACCTACTGATGAAGAAGCTATGCCTAAAGGTTTATTTGAGGTTGTGGAAACAGATAAAGTGTTAAGTGGTTTTGACAAACCCACACCTATTAGTTATGCTCCAGTAGATCCAAGAGTCTTTGTAAAGAATGGAGGACTTATGAGTTTAGCTGAAGGTGGTTTTCCAAGAAAAAATGGTGAGATCGAAGGACCTGGCACTGAAACTTCTGATGATATCCCTGCTATGTTATCTGATGGAGAGTTTGTAGTAAATGCTAGAACAGTTCGTGGACTTGGAAGTTTAATGGGTGGTAAAGGTAAAGCACAAGAAAGATCAAAAGGTGCTGAACTTTTATATAATATGCAGAATCAAGTTGGAGGTAGAGCATAATGGCTACAATACAAGACGTTCAATATACAGGCATTGTTCCTGCCCCTTATATACAATCAAGGACACAAGAACTTTTAAATACAATTTTTGGAACAGGTGGGACAACTGGATTAATTGAGCAACCAAGAGAAATCCCTGCACAACAAGTAGCTGCATTTACTCCTGTTCAACAAGCTATATCGGAAGCTGCTAATACTGCCGCTAGTAATGTTGGTGCAACAAGTTTAGGACTTGGTGCATTTGAACCATACATGCAACAAGCTAACGCTGCACTTCAATCTGCACAAACACAATTTACACCCACTGCTGAAGGTATCCAATCATTCATGGATCCTTACCAACAGTCAGTAACTCAACAAGCATTAGCTGAATTAGATCGACAGGCTGCTCAAGCTGAAAATCAATTATCTGCTTCTGCCATAGCATCTGGTGCTTTTGGAGGTGGAAGAGAAGGTGTACAACGAGCAGAACTAGGTAGAAATTTACAAGATGTTAAATCCAAAAGAATTTTTGAAGATTTACAAAGAAATTATTTACAGGCCCTAGCGGGATCACAATCGGCACAAGAATCTGCTTCAGCTAGATCTCTTTATGCAGCTCCTCAATTTAGAGCATTAGCTCAACAGGCACAACAAGCACCTCAAAGAGATATTGCTTTTTTACAAGGTATTGGTGCTCTACAACAACAGCAAGAACAAGCAGGTTTAGAAGCACAACGATTAAACACATTAGCTCAACAAGCAGAGCCTTTTGAAAGACTTGATTTTGGTGCTGGTATTTTGGGTGGATTACCTTACCCATCACAGTCAGTAACAAGCTCTCCTTATCAATACAGCCCTTACTCACAGTCACTGGGATTAGGTATAGGAGCATTATCTGCATTTGGGTAAACCATGGCAAAATTAGAAAATAGAAAAATGTTTGCGAACTTTCCAGGGTTCGAAAAGATTGTATCTAATGTAAGTGATCTTTATTCAGGTATTGGAACTTTACCTGAGAGAACAAAACTTGACATTGCAGGACAATTTTTAGCACAAAATCCAGAAAGTTTTACTGGAAGAGCTAGACCTGGTACAAAGCTTCCAAGTAGTAGTGCAATTCTTGCAGATGATTTAAAAAATTTATTTGGTGGAATTAGTGCGGGTAGACAAACTGATGAATTACTGCGAGCACAAGCAGATCAAGAAAAACAAGCAAAGATATTAGATACCTCCTTAGATATTTATAAAGAAAGTATTCCTGATGTTTCTGATGATAAAAAAACTGAAACAGAGGGTTTTATTGCAAAGATCAATGCTTACAACCAAAGAATTCAAGCAGGAGAAACTTTAGCAGACTGGGAATTAAAAGATTTAGAAAATTTAGAGGGTATAATTCAACAAAAAGGTACAGGTAAGTATGATGTAAAAGATTATATTGGTTTTAGAGATGAAAAAAGAGAAAAAGCTGATGCAGCAAAAGACACTACAGTTCTTTTAGAACAAGCCATGGAAACTTTAGCTGATCCTGAGATGACAACTAACCCAGTGGTGGCCTCTTTAAGTGGTCTTGTAAAAGTAGGTGACGCATTTGGTTTTGATGTTGATAAAACTTTTAAAAGTTTAGGTTTTGATCGTATTACTGCTCCTGCAGCTTCAACCGATACTCTTGATATAATTAATAGAAGGTTATCCTTAGATTTAGCACAAGCTTTAACAGGTAATAAATCAAACTTTGAATTAGAACAATTGTTAGCGTCTACACCTAACTTAGCGGCTGATCCTGAAGCAAACAGAAAGATATTAAATATTTTAAAATTCTATGCAGATAGAACTATAGCTTACGGAAAATTTGCAAATAAAGCTTCTAATAGAGCAGAATATAATGATTTAGTCGATGAATATGATCTTAAAAACTCGAGTCCATTTAGTGCTAGCTCTGAGTATCAACAATTTAAGTCTGGAGATGATGCTTTTTCAGGGATGAATTTAGATGCAGATGAAGGGAGCTACATTATAGAAGGGCAAGAACAATAATGGCTTTACCAGCAGAATATGAGAGAGAAGTCGTTAATCAAGCAGTTGCCCAAGCAACTTCTAAAACAGATAGTGAATTTGTACAAAACGAAATAGAAATTCCAAGAGAAGAATCTAACACAAAAATATATTTACCTGATGACGAAGAGTTAAGAAAAAAAGTTATTGATGCAAGAGAAGATTTAAAAAACTTACGTCAATATTCAATTAAAAATAATTTTAATTCATTTCAAACAAATCAATTAGTTGACGAACTTTTAAATGATTATGGTTTAACGAAAGAACAAGTAGCGGGTATTTATCAAAGTAATGGTGAAAATCTATATAAATCATTTACAAATGGTTTTAATCAAAGGTTAGCAGGTTTGTTACAATCTGGTTCTGATTTTCTTCCATACATAAATTGGACTGCTTCAGATATTGATGAATATTTATCTCAAGAAGAAGAGTACAGACAAAATATTAAAGACTCTATCCAAAAAGGTTTTGAAACTACAAAAGCTATTGATCCAAGATTTACTCCAAAGACATTAGGAGAGAGAGTTGCAGATCGTGTAGCTGCGGGTACCTTATTAGGTATTGAGTTTGCAGCAGGTGGTGCTGCTTTAACAACTCCCAAAATTGCGGGATCTATACCTGCTGGTGCTAACATTCTGAAACAAATGGGACCTGATACTTTTAAAAATAATGTTTATGATACAGGTAAAAAAGTTATTGATGAGATTTTATCACTCTATAAAAGATCACCTGCAACAGCAGCTCTCACTGATGTTTTAGCTACTACAGGATGGGAATTAGGAGAATTACCTGCTGATTTATCTGATAAAAAAGTTGAAGAATTAAGTGCTACTGAAGCAATATGGAGAGGTATCCTACCTTTTGCTAGTTCATTAGCTTTGCCTGGTGCTTTATACGGCTTTCCTAAAGCAACATTAGACGTGATTATGAATATAGGAGATCAAGGATTGTCTCAGGCATTATTTGGAAAATTTAAAAAAGTATTCGACAAAAAATCTGATGCTAAAGCCTATGATGAAGCTAAAAGTGAAATACAACAAAGTATTGAAAATGACTTTGCAAAACAGAATTTAAAACAATCACAAGATATAGAAGACTTAGTTGCACCCGTTATTGCTTCCGAAAATGCTAAAAAAACTGCAGCTGGAGAAGCAGCTGATTTACAATTTAATTTGTCTTTAGCTGAAAGAACACAAGATCCACAATTAATAAAAACACAATCCTTAATGGAAGCAGATTTACCAGTAAGAACTGAAATATTAACTAACAGACAAGAAAGAGCTTTAAAAAACAAGGCAGTATTAGATGCAACAGTAGCTGCTGAATTTCCTGATGCAATTCCTGTAACTCGTAAGTTTAATGATGGCACTATTGAAGAAGTATTAGAACCTGTTAAAAAATTTAATACTTATGTTGATCCACAAAAGAATTTAAATGCAGCTATAATAGATGATGTACCTGGTAAAATTGCTGCTGCTGAAGAACAATTATTAAAAACATTCCCAAGGGTTCCTGATGAAGTTTTAAAAGATGCAGGTATTTTTGTACGTGGAGAACTAGGAACAAAGGCTAAACAAACACAAGATACTTTGTATGATGAACTAGAAACAACCGTAAAAGAATTTAATCCAAGAATTGTTGTTAATGATTTTGTTGATGATGTAAGAAGCGAATTAGCTGTTAAACCTTTTCAAACAGTAGGGGACTTGCCTCAGGAATATACAATTCTAAAAGATTTAACTAAGCCTTTTGATGATTTATTAGCCAAACTTGGTGCGATGTTAGAAGCTAAACAAATTAGTATTGGAACGGGTGAGTTTGATGAAGCAATAAATATACTTAACCAACGTTTACTTCGTAATAAACAAAAAGGTGATGCACCTTTTGGACTAGCTCCACAATATAATCCTATTGATGAAACTTTTACATTAAGTGCAGATGAAGTAGTTGGTCTTAAAAGAAGTATTGGAGAGTCTTTAAATAAAGCACTTAGAAACCCAAACACAAATTCAGAAAAAATTAGACGATTATCTTTACTACAAAATAAAACAGATCAATTACTGAAATCAGTGCCAGATGCAGTTGAACCTGTAGATAATTGGTTAACAAAATATAACACTGAATATAAGGACCTTTATGAACAAGGAGTAATTTTAAAGTTAAGAACTGAAGCAGGTGATGGTAATTATAAGCTACCCAATGAACGTGTGGGAGCTGCTTTTTTAGAAAGCTCAGAGACTTTAGATCAATTTAAAAATTTCTTTGGTAATAATCCTATTGCCATCCAAGGTATAGAAAATGCCTTTTATGATACTATGATTAAAAATATTTTTAGGCCAACTGGTGTTATTGATAATGTCAAGCTAGATAAGTTTAAAGCAGATAACATTGAGATAATAAATAAAATGGATGAAATAATTCCGAACTTTAAAAGTGATCTTAACAGCAAAACTGATTTAGGAATTAACCTTGCAAACAAAATCAACGAACAAAACGGAAGATTGAATGTTGCAGGTGGTATTGAACTCGAGAATTTAGCAAAAGATAAAGAGTTGTTTAGAGGTATTACTTATAAGAATGCTGATGATATGGTGAAAAAAGCCTTAGCAGATCCAGACGATATGGAAAAAATTGTAACTGCTATAGCACAAAATGATCCTGATGGAATCATACTTCAAGCTTTTAAAAGAGAAATATTTAAAGATTGGTCAGCTCCAATTATGGTGGAAATCAGAAAAGGTAAGTATCCAAAATATGATAAGATGAATGATTACTTAGATAAAAACGAAGACTCTTTTAGAACATTTTTTAATTTAGTAAACGATCCTCAAGGTTTTGATAGATTAAAATTAATTACAGATGCCTATGAAAAAACAGGTGCTATACCATTTCCTATAGGAAGAACTGATCCTGCAAATTTAAGAGATGTTGTAAAAAGCGTCTTTGGTACAGGATCACCACAAATACTTTCACGTTTATTTGCTGTCGCTTCTGGTCGTACAGGAATTAAATTTGTTGGTGGTGAATTGTTGGCTAGGATGTTCAGACAATTGAGTATTAGAAAAAGGAATGATTTAATAGCAAAATCTTTGTATGACAGAGATTTTTCTGAATCCTTAGTCAATATGATTGTTGGTCAAGATATTAAATCAAGAGACATAGAAAATATGATTGGATTCTTAGGACAAATTGGTGGAATGATGACTGACGGAATTGAACAAGACATTAATATGGAAGAGGCTGATAGTTTTAAAAAAAGAAGAGAAGAAGAAATTGCAAGGAATGTGCCTGGAGATCAATCACAAGCAAATATTCCAGTACAACCTGTTTTAAGTTCTCCTACCATTAGCCCCGCATCAAGCTTAAATCAAGTCTCTATGGCGTTCTTACCTCCTTTAAGAGGGGGTGGGCAAACATCATCAAGAGGTCAGGAAGTGTTTGGAGCTACTGATACAGTATTTGGCTAGTTTAAAATTTTTTTTAATAGGTTGGGTGTGTATTGGTTTAGGAGTAGATCAAAAATGTTTGAGAATGGTTTCTGAAGTAAATTTTCCAAATTATGAACAATGTAATGAATATTATAGTTTAGTAACAGAAGACCTCCAAGACTTAGACACTGTAGAAATTAATTTTACTTGTGTCCAAGCTGGATTATTGGAGGATGTTTTATAAAGTTCTTCTCATATAGCTAGGTAATGTACCTTCTGCTTTATAATGTTTGTATGCAGCTAACCAATCTTTTTTATATTCAGCTTTTATAAACTCTTTTAACGCCTTATCTGCGTCAGGCTCTAACGTAAAAAAGTTTCCAAATGATTTTAAAATATTCAACATAAGTAAATACTTATTTTATTTTTTATTAAAATTTTATTGTTGTTTTTGCATATCAGCTATGATCAAATATATCCCATAGGGTAGCAACTTATTGTTTATGTATATACGGCAAAAAATCACTATTTTTAAATAGTAATATTAACTGTTGTTACCCTATACTAACCACGATTTAAGTTCTTCACCCATAACTTCAGAGGATATATTTATTTTTTTGCGAAGAGATTT